GGACATATCTTCCGTCCCGTTCCACTACCTCGGCTCCCAGAAAGGTGAGTCCTAGAGGTCCGTCCTGGACCTCATCATCCGGCGGGGGGTGCAATTTTTGCCCAGCTCTAGCATAAGATTTAGAACGATGCTCATATGACAGATATGGCATTGTAAATTTTGGATATCCATTGAGATGGTCGTCAGCGTAAATATTCCACGCACACATACGGTACAGACGAAAAGGATCTATTACCAAAGCATCTGCAACCACTATCAAGTGATCCAAAAGAATGGCCTCGTGTCCCTGACAGTTACCCCCGGTAGTCCAAGGGTCACCACTCACTTTATACAATATAACAATGACGTGGCCGGCAGGCATCCTAACGAAACTCACCCTGGAATTTTCGTGATAATACGCAAACTGTTTAGCGAACTTAGAGTTTTTACTCTGTCCGATTAAATAAAGATTAAGGTCAAAAGCGAAGTCAAAAAGAACTTCGCAGAAATTCGAATCCCACTTCACACAATCGCCTTTGACGACTGCCATATTTCGTAATTTCTCAGCCATCTCCGTAAAAGATCCTCTAACGAAGGTGACACCCATTCGGGTGGACGAATAACCAAAAGAATTAGCGAAAAGTTTCATTGCAGCTTTCACGCCAGAAATAAGATTCGAATAATTTAGGGTATAAAAAGGGTCGGCGAAGGTGAAAGTACGGATATCACCTGCAATAACTTTCTTTTCTTTGAGTATCTCAGCTTTACCAGCTGTCTCCCAAAGAACGGGTAATTTAAAACGCCAAGACCATTCCCTCATCCACATGATAAGATTAGGAACAAGCGGGTAAAATTCCCCCTTCGTACGAACCAACTTACGAGTATTGCCAAGGCGATATTGACGTTTCATCTCTGTTTTACAGACATAACCAAGAGAACTATCGGGGTTAAAATAAGTGTCACCAAAATCACATGGGGTACACACACCTTTCAGTGGTGCATAAATTTGCTTGAACAGTTTCATTACACGATCATATCGATACTGCCCAAAATCCTTACGAGTGATATCTGGATGAAAATAACGTTCTGTAGCCTTATATATACCCCTATAATCCCCTTGGACACGTCCAAAAGGTATTTTCTCTTTATGTTGGTTTGCAAAATGTGAATCTACTTTTACATGGTGTGTCTTAGGGAGACCTTGTGGTTCCCCTATCATCCCCAAGGTGTATTTATCACACGAATATCCGGTCTCTTGGGGTTCCTTTAATTGTTGGGGCCAAAGGACCAAAGCCCGTAGGATCGCCCGCTCAAGCGGGCTTAGTCTTCCCCCGAGCCGGTCCACCAAAGGATGTCTGATTCATCCCATAGGTTGGCCTCTCGGCAGGTGACGTTCCTATCTCCATGGTGATTTCCAATTGCAAACATATCAACATTGTCAAGCAAGGGGGTTCCACTGAAACCCAACTCACTAGGGTACTTTCCACCCAACAATGCCGAATATGTACCCTGCCCAATAACCCATTCATCGTTTTTAGACGCGGCTTGAGCAAGGATGAGGACAGTATATGTCCTAGGATCTGGTATTTTCATTTTCACGGGTTTCACACCCGCAGGAAGGCTAGGTATCGAAATCCAAGCCTTATCATTATTAGTGCGAGCGACCGGACCGAGTTTCATCTCAATACCGGTATGTGAAACAAGATGTGTGGGATTATACCGCAACACATGGGTGGCCGTAGAAACATACCACTCCTCTTTACCATTCACGGCACGTCTCATAACACACCCGGTACCACGACGTTGTTTGTCTTCATCGTAAAGCGAAACAACACGATCAAATCGCGTTTTATCTGGGGTCAAGTAATGATTATCAACATTAATTGACTCCTCGGGATTGATTTTCTCTTTCCCTTTTGGTGAAGAGTCTACATTTTTAGATGTAGACACATTAGGAGGTATTTTACTGAGTGCAGTCTTGACTGTTCTCTTTCCAGCCTCAGAAACCCCAGTTTCCCCCAACTTAGCCCTATAGGCTTTTAAGTAACGTATGGGTCCAGCATATGCACCATTATCGGTGGTCCAGGCATCTATCACCTGTTGGTCACCCAAAATACGTTCAGAATTTTTAATTTCCTTTGTAGCAACAAGAAAAGCTTCTATATTAGCAAGAACCTGCGCATATGTGAGATTATTTCCATCAGTGCCTTTAAATTCACTCTCATCCTCAAAGTCAACACCTTGATTTCCAGTTTTGGCTAAATCAGACTTGAGTTTAAAATAAACCCTTTTGGCTTCGGGGACCTCAGAATAATCAACCATACTAGGGTCAAAATCGGTGTAACCAAAAACCCAGGCTTTTGCCTGGTTTCTTTTACCGGCATTCCCTTGTGAGTTTGCCTTCTTCGATGCCACTCTCTTTTTGGTGGCAGGAACATACCTATCATCATCCTGTTGATGTGATGGTGTCTTCTCCGTTATTTCATCTTTCACCTGAGCCGAAGCAACTGATCTCTTATCACGATTATATTTACGTGCCTCTTCTTCCTCAATGACCTGGTTTTCCACATCTTTGCGCACTTCCTCAACAGCATCCTCTAAGTTAGATATCTTCCTAACAAGGGCTTCCATCTTTGTAGTATTCTCTTTTATAGTTTGTTCCATGCGTAAAGTATAATCATTGACGAAACTCTGAGAGCCAGCAACATCCGACATGGTGATCTTTTCTTTATGGTCAACAACATGTAATTGGTGACCAGGAGGGAGTTTAACAGGTATCTGAGGATTAGGCTTATTATCAACCTCAACAACAGACCCAATACGAACTTGTTTTTCTTCCTTCTTCCTAGCAACAAAAGGTGACTGCCATTGAATATAATTGGCGTCCCATAAGGATTGAAGTGTTCTAACTCCCATAAGGTAAAACACCACAGCAATGCAAAAATAAAACCAATAGGTTAAAGCAAGCTTGGTGCGAGGTGTAAGGTTCATAGCAGAAGTGACCGCCACGACAAAAGCCATCAGGGCGTTGCCAGCAACTGCTCCAGTGTTCACATCTATAGCATCAACAATATGGGCACAAGTAGTCCAAGCCCTAATTATGCCATCAAAGGTACTCATTTTCCTCGTGAAGAATGAGGCAATAAATGGGACAGCAGCCATTGCCTGCATTGTGTTGGCAATCGGCGATTTCATCGCTTCCTCCCTATTTATAAAAAGTTCTTCAAGCTTCTTCTTTTCAGTCTCCTTACGAGCCTTTCTGACAATTTTGTAGACAGCATAAATTAAAACACCGGTAATGACAATAAAACCACCAAAGTTTGTCCAAACCATGTGAGGAACAACAATGAAAGTGTACAACATACATGCTATAGGTCTGTCATACCAATATAGTTTTATTATCAATTGAGGTGTGGGATAAGAATATGTGGGTTCTTTCCAAAAAGTGGCCCACAAATAATGATGTGCACTAGCAGGGGGTTCGAGAGCTGCGATGAACCCAGGAACTTTAAAAACATTATCTTTTTCGTTTGGGACCTTTCGCCAGCCCTGTTGAAAACCAGTGGCATGGTAGGTACAAAAATCAACACGTAGGTCCTCAATGATCTTATCACTATGTCCAAAGGTGACCATACGGAGAAAATACGCCTGGAAGAAAGAGAAAACTCCATGCGTACTAGAATGAACATTAACAAAAAACTTATACAATTTCCAAGAACACGCACTCAAGGCCAAAAATACGCTTGTTGTTGAGAGCCCAAGAGTCGGAAGATGGATTGCAAAGAGGTATGGCGTGATATACGCCACGAACCAAGAATTGACCACCCAAGTCCATAAAGTAGTGGCACCAGAGTGGTTGATGATGAACATCCCGAACTTAGTAACCATCGGGATAAACGGCAAACAAACTGCATAACTAAGGAGCCAAGGTACGAACTCCCCGAAAACCCAAGGCCAAGGTACACATATAATTGTAAACAAACATAAGAGCCTTCTCCATCTTCGAAATACTCCATCCTGATCATGCCCCGAATCGGCATGGTTACGGGTATTTCTGGGAGAGGTTCCCTGAGGTATATTAAATGTGCTGTTATTATTGGCATTGAAGCCACTTGGTACGCTTGTGCCCGGTTGTGGGGGTAATGTACTATCAGTCGTTGCGTCTGCATATCCAGACAAAAGTCCAATTCCATCACTAATTGTGTGTATTCCGGCAGTGACATTGCTCTGAGCCGCCGCATGATTCTTTTCTTCCTGTTCTTGGGGATTCGGCATGAATGTGTCGGCATTGGGATTGAAAAAGCCTCCTGAAACAAATCCACTAGTCATATGTATTTAGAATAAGAATAATTAATTTCGTGAATTCAAATAAATAATTTCGTGGGATTAAAATTTTCAAAATAAAAAGCAATTAAAAACAAGTAAAAC